AATACCTGTGGTATTTCTTCCCGTCTTGCGTTTTTCACCTCCTTCGGGGTGTCGCTAGACTTACCCACCGGGGGCCATTCCTTTTTAGAGTCCCCGGTCTCCTGTTTCTAAATTTGTTACAAATTTATAAATTCAATATCCGAAAATACGTTCAAATTTATGAACTGGATCTTCATGATTAATCCATTTACCATTATTAATATCAAAAAATGTGGGGACAGGGCGGCCTTCCCAAACCGCCTCTGCCTCCGTTATCTCCTTCGTACGTGCCATGCCGTCCTTAGTAGCTGCATTCTGCTTACGATCAAAGTATGATCGACGTCTTTCGTTCTGATGCTCTTTATACTCCAGTTTAGTCATAAAAATACTACCTGGGAACCTAGTATCCATCGTAAAACTATAATTGTCACAGTCGTAACAACTACAATATACGCCTGTAATCGTTTCTTCGATTCCAAAAATTGGATTGGTCCACGGTCCTTCGCCCACTACAGCCACATTTATTCGAGTATGTGTCTTCTACTTAAACTGCGCTGACACCCTACAGCTCCACACTTACGACTTGCATGTGAGTGCGTCTTTGTAAAATGTGATTCTGTTATATGCCCACAACGTGGACACTTGTACTTGACTCCTTTAGGATTGTTCATTTGATTAGTCGACACATCTTCCTACTAAAATCGTATCTATATCCTTTTCTGCATTTTGGTTTACCATTAACCCAAAAGGCACTAATGAATTCATCGGTGCCACCACGCGTCTTCGGTCCTTGCCCAGCTCGAAAAGCTGACGTCGCATCCTGACGTGGTGACTCTTTAACGGGACGACTTATTCTAATCCTCCCTGTATATCTTGTAATACGCACTCTCGTAACAACGGGTGCACCAGATTGTTGCGGATCTATTGTTGGATTCCAAGTAATCAAATCCACTGGATATCGTTCAGAATCAATGCTAATAACATCTCCTTCTTCATCATCAATCTCTACTGTTTCATAACGCATCTCAAACACCCATCATTAATAGGATTGAGTCACTGTGGATTCCGCCCACACAAGACGCCACCACTAGCAACAGTATTTTCCAGAAATGTTCTGGTAATTTTCCGTCTGCAGTCAAATTGACTTTCATACTCATTCCATGTCTTTACAAAGAACTTGTCCAACAACTTCAACAAATATAGTAGCTTTAGAATCAGCTTCTGTTGAATTAATTGCTAATAACCCTGCAGGTACAAACAATTGTGTTTGTCTAATAACTGGTATAGAGCTAGTACCATCATATCCAGGGTTTATCCTTAAAATATCAGCTATTGCAACATTCGTTGACCAACCACCATCTGTAATGTCATATGGAGGTGCTTCTTCCTCTTGTTCTTCAACAATTGTCATAACTTCTCCACCTGCGGTGCCTTTGTATCTCATTAATGCCAAAGGATTGTTGTGACCTTCAATAGTCTCACTATCCACAGTAGGTGTCACGATCTCTTGACGGTCTTGGTTGTATGAATTGATCATTCCTACTTCATCGTAGTACTGTGTTCCCAAAGTTGTAGTTGCTGAAACTTGATTTGGTCCACAAATATTCAATGAATATGTATCAACAGCTGCTGCACCTTCAGTACCAACAGCTGCTGCATCAAAACCTGGAGCTGCCGCAATACGAGTATACGTCCACTCTTGTGTTTGAGTAGTTAAATCCCAACCAGCTGGGTCTTTAACAATGCCTCCAGGCATGCCCTGATCTAAATATGGTCTGATAGTCTTTCCATAACGACCTTTTTCTTCCTCGGTAACCCCTGCGTCTTCTAACATCATGTTTCTGTATGCATGCCATTTACGAAATGCATTTCTCATCTTCCATGTGTTAGGTGCTACAGCAAATGATAAACCATTAGCTACATCACCATGTATCTTGAGATTAACAAGATAGCCGACAACATGACCATCACGATCAGAATGTTCGTGATTTTTACTGTTCATCCACGATAAATCTCGTACCAAATTCAAATATTGGGTTCCTGCGGCTAGTCCTGAGTATAACATAGTGTTCTGTGACATATATCTCCAATAGGAGAGGCTAACCCTGTATAAAAGTATAGTTACCAATGACGGCTACATTTCTCGTTAATACCTAAATCAGGTATCCGTTTCACGATCGCTTTGCGCAACTCACAACTCATACATTCCATGTATTCGGTCATCTTTGACTGTCTTGACATAGTAACCGGGATAGCACTGTGCATATAAATGCATCCAGCCCCATATTCGCTGGCTTCCCTAATACCTGTGGTATTTCTTCCCGTCTTGCGTTTTTCACCTCCTTCGGGGTGTCGCTAGACTTACCCACCGGGGGCCATTCCTTTTTAGAGTCCCCGGTCTCCTGTTTCTAAATTTGTTACAAATTTATAAATTCAATATCC